TTGTTAATTTTAATGCTGTTAATCGCAGGTTACTTAGGATTGGAGTGGCTATATGTTAGAGGATAAAGAACCATTTGAGCAGGGCAGGACTGATAGTTATTATCGCCGACCACCGAGAGGCAGTGTGTTGTACGTAAACCCCCGTGAGATAGCAGAGTACGAGTGTGGGTACGATCACAACGAGGCATGCGGTGAACACAAGGACTTTGATGACTGGGAATTGGAGGCAACAGATGAGGAGCTACAAGATGGATGTTAAAAAACTACAACACGTGATATACTACCTAGAGAACTACGCTTCAGACTTAAACTTTCAACTTTCACACGGTTCAGACTTTGTGAATTACTGTACTGACGAAACACCAGAGTTTGATAAGGACGAACAAGCTGAAGCATACATCACAGAGCTTCAGCGTTTAATAACTGACTTGAAAGGAGGTAAAACTTAATGCGATGTACATCTTGTAATAAAGTATTATCACCATACGAGACAAGCATCAGATCAGTTGAGAGCGAGGAGTACACCGACTTGTGTACCTCTTGCATCTCATCACTCGATGGTGACCTTAACGTCATCGGAAACCCGTCTCTCAAACACGAGAGTGAAGTAACAAGAGATGAGTTCGATGACATCTATTTTGATATTGACTTTGACAACAACCATTAGGAGATAGATATGTACCCAGATGAATACTATGATCAAGACGGACACCAATACTACGAGGAGGTAGCAATGGAGGAGGCATACCATGAAAGCATGCTTGCTAACATCAGTGATTCGATAGAGAATAATGAATACCCTCTTGACAAAATACTAAAAGCATTGCAGTATCCCTTGTTAGCTAGAGGATACATGATCATGAGTACAGAATTATCCGACAAGCTCTTGACTAACGGATAAATCTATGCTAAAATGTATTACTTAGTTATTAAGTAATTATTATTAATTATTATTATAAGATATTAATTATGAAACAAACTAAAACACATCAACCATGTAATGACTGTGGTTCATCTGATGCCCTGACTTACTACGAGAACTCAACTTATTGTTTCTCATGTCGTAAGCAGACGTGGCTTGACGATGACAAGCAGACATCGAGCAGGAGTAACATGACACTTGTAACCAACGACCTATCAACACCGCCACCTGATGCCGTATCCCGTACGATAGCAAGCCGTGGTATTACCAAAGCGACGTGCGAAAGATACGGTGTCGTTGAAGACAAGCACCAGTATTGGTTTCCGTACCATGACGATGACGGTATCGTGGCATACAAACGACGTAGCAAAGCGGAGAAGAAGTTTAATATCACAGGTCAATGGCGTGATGCTAAGCTCTTTGGTCAACACCTGTTCAACAAGGGTGGTAAGTACGTCACCGTAGTTGAGGGTGAGGCTGACTGTCTTGCTACGTTTCAGATGCTAGGGTCTAAGTATCCTGTCGTATCTATACGAAACGGTGCAGGTTCAGCAGGTGCAGATGTCAAGGCTAACTACGAGTGGCTTGATAGCTTTGATACTATCGTCGTGTGTATGGACAATGATGACAACGGTATTGAAGCATCGAAGCAAATCGCTGATGTTTTTGGATCAAAGGTCAAGGTGTTCAAGCATGATCCTGAGTTCAAAGATGCATGTGATTACCTGAGTCGTGGCGATGAGAAGCTGTACTTTGATAAGTGGTGGCAGTCTGAACGCTTTGTACCTGATGGTATTATCGACGGTGCTACTCTATGGGATGAGGTATGCAAACCTATGGAGAAAGCTCTGGTTGACTATCCGTTCGCAGGTCTCAACAAGTTAACGTATGGTATACGTGAGGAACTTGTCACCATTACCGCAGGTAGTGGGCTTGGTAAGTCACAGTTTGTACGTGAGCTAGTGTTCCATGTACTCAACAACACAACGGATAACATTGGACTGATGTTCTTGGAAGAGTCTACGAGAAAGACAGCACTGTCAATGATGTCACTCCATGCTAACAAACCGTTGCACCTACCTGACACACCACACTCTGTTGAAGAGAAGCGTGATGCGTTCGAGGCTACGTTAGGTACAGGTCGTATGTTCTTGTTCGATCACTTCGGATCAACGGACATTGAGAACATTCTCAATCGTGTACGCTATCTGGCTAAGGGGTTGGGTTGTAAGTACGTGTTCCTTGATCACGTCAGTATCGTTGTATCAGCACAAGCTGATGGCATGGGCGACGAGCGAAAAGCTATCGATTCAATCATGACTAAGCTACGTATGTTGGTACAAGAGACTGGCATCTCTCTGTTCGTAGTGTCACACCTCAAGCGACCTGATGGTAAGGGACATGAGGAAGGGGCAGCTACATCCTTGTCACAGTTACGTGGTTCTGGTTCTATCGCACAGCTATCTGATATTGTGCTTGGGTTAGAGCGTAACGGACAAGACCCTGATGTAACTGAGAGACATACCACCCATGTACGTGTACTTAAAAACAGATTCTCTGGTTTGACTGGGCCAGCGTGTCGCTTGCTTTATGACTTAGATTCTGGTAGAATGGTAGAACGTAAAGACATAGAGGATGAAGCATTATGATTATCAAATTAAATAAAGCAGAGCAGGAGCTAGCTAAGTACCTAGCGCAAGCTAGGCATGATAATGCAAGAAGTAAAGGCAAGCCCAATTTAAAGATGGGTAATCAATCTGATTGGGAGACAGACCTAGAAGGAATAGGAGGAGAGCTAGCTGCTTGTAAACATTTCGGTGTGTATCCTGACACCGAGATTAATCTCACAACCTTTCCTAAGTTTGATTTGATAACTAAGAAAGGTAATAAGATTGATGTAAAGACAACTAAATATAAGAACGGAAAGTTGTTAGCAACTAAAAAGAAAAAGCGTGGAGAATGTGATGCTTATGTTTTAGTTGTTGGAGAGTTTCCTAATTATGAATTAGTTGGGTGGGCTTCCGATTCAGAGTTACTCGATCCTAAAAACCTTGTTGACTTAGGACACGGTGAGGGTTACGCTTTGACTCAAGAACAACTTAGGAGCTTTAAGTGAGACAACTTATAATCGATATTGAAACAGACATGGCAGCATCCAAGATATGGTGTGCTGTCACCAAAGACTTAACAACACAGGAGGTTCGTTTATGGACAGAGGCAGGGCAACTAAGAGACTACCTAACAGAGGAAAGCACTCTGATAGGTCACAACATAATAGGGTTCGACATCCCAGTACTAAAGAAAGTATGGGACATAGACACAACACATCATCGTGTAAGAGATACTCTAGTCATGTCAAGGTTACTGAACCCAGACCTCAAGGACGAGGCAGGCAAGCACTCGCTCAAAGCATGGGGACAAAGACTAGGAAACTACAAGGATGACTTCACTGACTTTGATGGTGGGCTTAGTGAAGAGATGGTCCTCTACTGTGAGCAGGATGTTGAGGTCACTGCAACATTATATAATCATCTTAGGGATGGTCTATCTCAGTGGGGTGAGTCAGTTGATCTTGAGCATCAAGTCGCTACGATTATCAAGGAGCAAGAAGAAGCAGGATTCAAACTTGATATCAAGAAAACAATGGGACTTCTGGCAGACTGGAGGAAAAGACTACACCAAATTGAGGAAGAACTACAAGAAGTTTTCAGACCTATTGTAATCAAGAGGGTCAGTGAGAAAACAGGTAAGCCCCTCAAGGATAAGGTGATACCTTTTAATCCAGGATCTCGCAAGCAAATAGCAGAACGTTTGATTAGTCTTGGTTGGAAACCTGAAGAACATACAGAGAAAGGAGCGGTGACAATCAATGAGAAAATATTGGGAACTATTGACATCCCTGAAGCTCGTCTCATCGAAGAGTATCTACTCATACAGAAACGGGTTGCTCAAGTTGAATCATGGATTGACAATGCAGATCACACCGAACGGGTACACGGTAAGGTCAACACCATTGGAGCAGTCACGGGACGAATGACCCACAACAATCCTAACATGGCACAAGTACCACGGGTGGGTAGCCTGTATGGTGCAGAGTGTCGTAGCTGTTGGACAGTTGACGAGGGTAACGCACTCGTAGGTATCGATGCGTCTGGTCTTGAGTTACGTATGCTGGCACATTACATGAGAGACGATGACTACACCCGTGAGATACTGGAGGGCGACATCCATACAAAGAACATGATTAGTGCAGGTCTTACTAACAGAGATCAAGCTAAGACTTTTATCTATGCTTTTTTGTATGGTGCTGGTCCTGCTAAGATAGGTAACATCGTAGGTGGTGGTGAAGCTGAAGGCCGAGAACTTATTGATAGCTTCCTCAGCAACACACCTGCTCTGTATAATCTTAGAAAGAAAGTAGATAAGCTAGCTAAGCGTGGTTGGTTACCTGCTTTAGATAATCGTAGGTTACATGTAAGAAATTTACATGCAGCATTGAATACTTTACTACAAGGTGCAGGTGCTATCGTAATGAAAAAAGCATTAGTGCTATTGCATAATAAACTAAAGTATGATATAATGCATTTCTCTTTTGTTGCTAATGTTCATGACGAGTGGCAAATAGAGACTAAGCAAGAACATGCCGAATCTGTAGGCCAGCTAGGTGTGCAGGCAATTCGGGATGCAGGACTCGCACTAGGGCTACGTTGTCCACTCGACGGTGAGTTTAAGATAGGTACTAATTGGGCAACAACACACTAAGGAGAAGTAAATGCAAGACTTAAAACCGATAAAGGTAAAAGCCGATATCATGTGGGCTTTCCTTGATACACCTAACCAGATGTCCGAGAAGTATCAGGTCGATCTATGTAACCTATCTGATGGTGCTGTTGCTGCACTGGAGGAGTTAGGTATTCAAGTGAAACGTAAAGATGATAAAGGTTTCTATATCGTCGCCAAGTCTAAGAAGTATCCTATCCGTACTGAGATGTCAGATGGTTCAGGCATCGAGGGTAAGGTAGGTAATGGGTCTAAAGGAGTGGCGTGGATTAAACCATACGCTTACCAGTTCAAGGGTAAGGCAGGTGTATCCGCAGGTATCAACAAGCTAGTGATTACTGATCTAGTATCTTACTCTGCTGATGATACTGCTCTTGATGATGACTTAGAAGAGGCACTCTAAATGGATACTCCGTCGATGCAGAAGGTCAAAGCTCTCATCGACGGAGACATCCTAGTCTACAGGATAGGGTTCTCCGTTGATGATCCAGAAGAAGAGAAGTTTGCTATTAGCAGGATGGGACACTTTATAGACAATCTCCTTTCGATTGATGGCGTTGATACTTTCTCTGGTTACATAACGGGAAGCACTAACTATAGACAAGAGTTATCCACCGAGGGAACGTACAAGGGCAATCGTGAGAACGCACGTAAACCTATTCACTATGATGCCCTTAGAGAATACTTGTTGGATAAGTGGTGCTTTGAATTAGTAGAGGGAGAGGAGGCTGACGATGCTATTGGTATCGCAGTATATGATTCCCCCGTAGATACAACATGCGTCATGTCTATTGACAAAGACCTGAACATGCTACGAGGTTGGCACTACAACTTTGTCAAGGAGGACTTGTACTATGTAACAGAGGAAGAAGCAATAAAGAATTTCTATCTTCAGATTCTGACTGGTGATCGTGTGGATAACATCCCAGGTCTTAAAGGGATTGGACCTAAGAAAGCAGACAAAATACTAGCTGACTTGGTTGATGAACAAGACTTGTTTGATGCTGTGTTAGAAGCGTATGAAGGTGACATTGATACACTAACTGAAAGAGCGCAGCTACTATGGATAAGAAGAAAACGTGGGCAGATTTGGACACCAAAGAGTTCCCAGAAATAGCGTACATTGAATGGTGGGATGCATTGTCTGACTCTGGATGGGAACCACTAGGTAAGACAGACATCCATCCTGTACTTAGTATAGGGTTTGTAGTAGCGGAAGATAACTCAGCAATCACACTCGCTGCTGCATACTCCATTGATCAATCTAACTCTAGGTTACACATACCAAAGGGTTGGATTACAAAGATGAAGAGAGTTAGGTTAAATAAATTTTTAAATATTAGGAGGAGAAAATCAAAACCCAAAGCGCAAAAGCAAAAGGAAGAAAGCTCCAGCAATGGTTCCGAGATCAAATCCTCGAACTCTTTTCCTTTTCCAAGGACGACGTAAGATCAACTAGCATGGGAGCAGGAGGGGAAGACATCCTCTTCTCTCAATCAGCAGGCGACAAGCTCAACATATCAGTAGAGTGTAAGTCAAGGGATTCAATAGCTGTGTATAACTACTATGCTCAAGCTAAAGATAACTGTCCTGAGGGTAGAGAACCTGTGCTAGTTATCAAGCAGAACAAGTCAGACCCATTGGTAGTAATAGATGCGGTCTATTATTTACAACTACTGGAGAGAACTACATGAGACACTTAGTTATCCCAGACACGCAGTGCAAACCCAATAACTCATTCGAGCATTTAGAATGGGCTGGACACTACGCTGTCAAGACTAAGCCTGATGTAATCGTACACCTTGGGGATCACTGGGATATGCCTAGCCTAAGTGTGTATGACGTAGGTAAGAAGTCCTTTGAAGGTAGGACATACAGTGAAGATATCAAAGCAGGTAACGTAGCTATGGATACATTCATGAAGCCTATCATCGAGGAGCAGAAGAGACAGAGAGCTAACCGTAAGAGAGTGTGGAAACCTAAGAAGGTATTTCTTATTGGTAACCACGAGCAACGGATAGAGAGAGCTATTGAATCTGATAGGAAACTAGAAGGACTCATTGGTTACTCTGACTTTAATCTTAAGAAGTACGGATGGGAAGTGCATGACTTCTTGGAAGTGCCTATCATTAACGGCATTGCATACAGTCATTACTTTACGTCTGGTGTCATGGGTAGACCAGTAACTAATCCAGGTTTGCTCTTGCAAAAGAAACACATGTCGTGTATAATGGGACACGTTCAAGATAGAGACATCTCATTCGGTCGTAAAGCTGATGGTAAAGGTATCACTGGTATCTTTGCAGGTATCTTCTATCAACACGACGAGGATTATCTATCTCCTCAGACCAACGGTTCATGGTCAGGGATATGGATGTTAAACGAGGTAGACAACGGTAGCTTTGATGAGATGCCTGTGTCAATTAACTATTTAAGGAAACAGTATGGACATAAAAGAAACACTTAACACAAGAGAGGAACAGTATGGTCATTACAAGATAGTGGGTCAGATCAGTCAGGAGATTAAGAAGATCATGCAGCAGTCTCCTAACTATCGTATGATGCCTGAGTACATGAGAGAAAGCATGGACATGATTGCTAACAAGATGGCTAGGATACTCAACGGTAACTACTATCTTAATGATTCATGGCACGACATCTCAGGCTATGCATCGTTAGTTGTAATGACCAACGAGGATATGTACAAGGACGATGAGAGTTATGGTGGAACTGACGATTGAAGAACTTAAAGACAGGTTGATGCAGTTCAATGAACTTGATGTCGTTGAACTGTTAGACCTTACGTCTGAAGATATCCTTGACAGGTTTGAAGATGTACTTGAAGATAGGTACGATATATTAATAAAGGAAATACAATGATGGACTTTTATCAGCAGTATATTGCTAAGTCTAGGTACTCCAGATTCCTAGACGGAGAGCAAAGAAGGGAGGACTGGAACGAGACAGTGGACAGGTACATGGACTTTATGTTTAATCATTTAGATTCTAAACATAACTACAAGATACCTATTCACATTGACTCAGAGCTTCGTGAGGCCATTAAAAATATGGAGGTAGTCCCCTCCATGCGTAGCATTATGACCGCAGGGAAAGCCCTTGAGAGGGACAACACAGCAGGTTACAACTGTAGCTATCTACCTGT